GAAAACTTTAGAGCCAATGTATTTTCAACCACCAATGCACACCAATAAAGGTTATTCGATTACAATAGTTTTAAGTAGTGGAACAGCACCAACATTGCCTTGGGAAATTACAACATTCTAATTCATAGGGTATCATTAACCTATGGCACTCGGCAGTTATAACTTATCACTTTCACGACAAGCGTATCATTATTATGTTACCCCTCAACAACCACGCATAGGCAGAGGTTGGTGGTGGGAAGCTATGCACTACTACATTTATGTAGCTGGTGTAGCTCCAGATGGTGTAGATTTAAGCACAGCTGTTGGTGAGCCAACTGTTGCTGTATCAGTAGAAGCAATGAGTCCGACAGGAGTCGATTTTGAAACTCTTGTAGGTAGTATAAGAATTAAAAATAGTTTAGGTGTAACAGGAGTTGATTTTCTAACATCTGTTGGGTCTATAACTGAAATAACTGAACAATTTAGTGTAGCAAAAATAGGACATGACGCAGATTCATTCTTTTTAAGTAGAAACGCTAGTACCAATCCTCAATCAATGCAATTAGAATTTACATGGGTCAATTCTGATTTAAGCGATAGAGTAGTTAGATACCCAACAATATCAAGAGGTTACAAAGATGTTGTAGGTAAAGACTGGTCAGTAACAATGGAAAACGCTAGTCAACTAATGAACACAGTAATTTCGGACAGAACATTATTTAGAAATGCAGCAGGCGAAGTAAGGTTTGGATATATAGAAGATACAAGTCCATATAGCTACAATGCTTTAAGTATGGGTGGTGGTTTTCTTTCCCGAGTTTCTTATGAGGGAAACCTAGCAACTTTATCTTTTAGAGATAGAATGAATATTCTTAGTCAAACATTTCTTTCAACAGAAACACAATCTAGAACAGGTGTTTATTTTGACAATGCTGAATACAATCCAGCTGATTTAGTTTGGACAGCTTTAACTGCAAATAGTTTTGGAGCTAAATTTAGTAGTGTAGATTGTTATACTAATCCTCAGATTAATTACGATAGTTGGCTAACTTGGAAAAACACTATAGGTAGTGAAAGCATAACTTGTCGAGGGTTTATTCCTTATGGCACTAACTACCTACAATTCTTACAAAATGTTGCAGAAATGACAGATTCAGCAATATATGTAGAAGCAGACAATAGACTTTATTTTAAAAGAAACTTAACTGGCGTAGTAAGTTTTAGTGCAACAGTATCAGAAGCAGATATTATTAGTATCCGTACATCAGGAGAAGCGTATGACATGTGTAATAGATACACTATGCCTTTATCTATAACTGTGCAATCTAACGCTGCTCTGACTGACGCTCCTAACGCTTTTGTTACCTTTGCTAATAGTGCCTCAGTTAACAGTTTTGGAGCAGTAACAAAAGAGCCTACACAAAGCTATATTTGGTACACAAATTCAGCCACAGCTAAAAATTTAGCTGATAGAATTTTATATAGACGAAGAATTCCAGAAATAGCTGTAAATGTTACAGTTCCAATGAAATATCAACAACAACAATTAGGCGACATAATTTATCTTTATTCAGATGAAATTGGTTTTCAAGACCAAGCATATACATTAATTGAAACAAGAGTTAGTTTAGAAAACCTTACTATGGAACTAGAGTTATCTTCTGGTCACGGCATAGCAATAGCCAATGTTACAGTATTTGAATTAAATGATGTTGATTTAGGTACATTAGACGGAACAATTGGAGTTTTAGGGTAGTATGGTATAATTTTGTCATGAGTTTTATCAATTTTGCCTTTACTGCTGGACAAAAGCTGACTGCAACAATAATGGGTCAATTAGATGGTAATCTTGACGCAATAGCAGATGGAGACGATTCTGCTCCTAGAATACCTAGACCTATGGGTTGGTTTCAATTTTGTGGATATACAGGCAACAATGAAAGAGGAGTCTATGCAAATCCTCAAGGTTTAATTAGCTCTTTAACATTAAACTCTGTAGGAGATTATACAGTTACATTTACAAACCCTATGTCTAACACTTATTATGGGTGTGCCAATGTAGCTAGGTCAAATGCAGCAATATCTGATGGCTCAGTAAGAGCTTGTAATGCACGAACTTTAACTACTTCAAATGCCACATTTAGATATCATGCTGCTAATGCTTCAGCTAACTCAGCAGAAGACGCTGACTTTATTTATGGTGTAGTATATCAATGGGAGTAAACAGTTAAATGGCATGGAAAGATTTAGAGTTTAATTTTGGCTCAACATTAACAGCTAGCAAAATGAATGCTCTTGATGAAAACTTTGACGCTTTGGCTTCTGGAGCTACTGGTGCACCAAAAATGAGTGGAAGAACAACTAAGGCTGTTCATTTTTCTGCACAAGGTAGCATAATAGCAGGACGAAATATTACTTCATTAACTTATACTGCAACAGGACAATATAAAATTACACCAACAACACCATTTTCTTTAAGCACACAAACAATATCATTAGCAAATTTAACCACTCGTGAAATTTTTACACTTACAAGTGGATTTACAGCAAATGTAGCATATTCAGACGCTTCTGTAAGAAGTTTAATAGGCAATAGACCTAGCACACCTGATAGTTCTTTTGAGATAGTTTATTTTAGAGCAGGTAATTCAAGTTCAACTTCTGCTGAAGATGTATATGAGGGATTAGTAATAATTTTTGATTGATATGGGTTGGACAAATTTAAGTTTTACAAGTGGACAAGTTTTAACAGCAAGCAATATGAATGCTTTGCAAGAAAACTTTACTGCTGTTGCAACAGGCTCAACTGGAGCACCTGTTGTTCCTGGAATGACAAAAGCATGGGTGAGCTTTAGTTCGGTTGGCTCAATTTATGATAGTGAAAATGTTTCTTCAGTAGTACGAAACCAATTAGGTGAATATACAATAACTTGGTCAGTTCCATTTTCAGGACACTATGGTGTTACATTCGGTGGGTATGTAGCAGGCTCAAGTGGAGACCCATCAGTAAGAAATTTTAGAGCGTTTCCAGTATCATCTGGAAGCGTTATAATGACATACCTTGCGTTTAACAATTCAGCTAACGCCAAAGAAGATGTACAAGGAACTGTTATCGCATGGCAATTATAAAAAGGAGGTTTTTATGTGGACAATTTTAGATAGACTAAAAGAGCCTAGCACTTATGCTGGACTGTCTGGTATAATGATAGCCGTTGGCTTAACAGCAGAACAATGGACAATGATTTCAACAGCAGCAGCAGCAGTCGCAGGTTTAGTCGCTATGGTTTTACGAGAAAAAAAGAGTTGAAATATAAACTAATCATTGTTGACAATGTAAATCGTGTTATTTTATACGAACAACTTGTTGAAGCAGATGACACATATGGAGCAGCTCAGATAGCCGATAAAATATACGAAGATTTGGGAATACCTGAACGGGATACTTCTATGGAGTTGATTGAACATGATAGCAAAAATGATTAGTGAAATTATTTCAAATTTATTGGGTAAAGCATTTGCTCTTTTAATGGGTTATCTCCAAAAGAGAAAAGTGCAAAAATTAGAGGAGCGAGTGCAAACCCAAAAAGACAAAATAACAATACTAGAACATGAAAAAGAAACACAAAAAAAGATAGACGATTGGAATTATCGGTTACAAAACAAAGAAAACGAAAGTTTAGCAAAAGAATTAAACAAAATTAGGAATAAAGGATAGAAAAATATGTTAAATGCTCTCAGAAGCGTTTTAAAGGGCAAATTAGAGGGGTTTAGACCTTTTTCATACATTATCATTGCTTTACTCTTATTAGTGCTCGTATCATGCTCTAATCCGTTAGTTTCTAAACGAGAACTACCAAAAAAAATAAAATACAACAAAATTGTTTTTGTTGATTGTAATCCTGATGAAAGTGAGCAATACTTATGTTTAAGAGAACAAGACGCAATAAAAAGTGTCATGGATTTAAAAAAATGCCAAGAGCAAAACACATTATTAAGGCAATTATTAAATGGAAGCTGAACTTATATTATCTTTACTCAACTCAGCACCGATACTCGGGGTGTTGGCAATACTATATATGATGAAAAAACACAATCACAATGGAAACCACAACGGGAATGGAGCTAACCTAGAGCTTACTAGGTCTATTGCACAGTCAATAGAAAAACTAGCAGACGCACAAGCTGAGGCTAATCAGATTGCAGAGCGTCGAGCAAGAGGATTCGAGAGATGGCTAGACCAACAGAGCAGTCCATTTCAGTCAAAAAGAAACCCAAGATAGATTATTCCAAATATTTGGCTGTACAACTGCAAGACTATCCTAAAATACCAAAACCACATTTTGAATATAGATTTCATGAAACAAGAAAGTGGAGATTCGATTTAGCGTTTCCAGAACAAAAACTTGCTGTAGAAATTGAAGGTGGTATTTGGCAATACGGGAGACATAATCGTGCTAGTACATTTATTAAAGATTTGGAAAAATATAACAATGCTTGTATGTTAGGTTGGTATTTGTTACGCTTTTCAACAGAGATGGTTAAAAAAGGAATTGCCGTACAGAGCATAAAGGAATTTATGGAGGCGAGGAAAAAGTTTGAATGAGGAGATGTTAGAAAAATCTTTCATCAATGTTTATGATAAATTTTTGAAATTAAATATGTATGTAACAAAAAACTATAGAACTGACAATAACATGAAAGCGTTACTTAAAGATATATTATTTGTTTTAGAAGATGTTAATGAGCACTACTACTATGAAGAAATAAATCGTAGAGTTGAGAAAGATGAAAAAAAAGAAGACACACACTAGAACAGTCTTTCTTTCTGATATACATATACCATATCAGGACAAAAAAGCCTTGCGTCTAGCGTTAGAAATAATTAAAGACTTTAAGTTGTCTGAGTTTGATAATATTATTCTGGGTGGTGATTTGATAGATTATTACCCTATTAGTTCTTTTAGTCCTGATTTAACCAATAGCAATATAGATGTAGAGCTTTTTGAATCTGTTGAATTTCTTAATGATTTAAGGAAGTTAGCTCCTAAAGCAAAGATGTTTTTCTTTGAAGGTAATCATGAACAAAGAATGCAAAAAAAGATTATGTCTAGTGTAAACGCTCTAGCACCATTTTTAAAAAACCGTTTGTCTATTAGAGAATTGTTAGAGTTTAAAAAATTTGAAATACGAGAAGTAAAAACTCCTTTTACATTAAACAAAAAACTTTATTATATGCACGGACATGAAAAGAAGGGCTTTGTTACACCTAAACATATAGCCAATGTTCATTTAATGCACACTAATAGAAACACAATAGTTGGACATCACCACCGATTTGATATGACAATAACTACACAAATGGACGGCAGTTTATTAGGTTGTTGGGCTAATGCTTGTTTGGCTGACTTATCTCAAATGCCAGATGGTTTATATTCTGCATTTGACAATACACAACGAGGCTTTACAACAATATATGAAAGTCCGTCAAAACTTTTTAGTGTTGAACAATATATGTTTATACCAAACAAAAGCAATCAATACGAATGTTTAGTTAATGGCATGAACTATATGTCTAAATAGTCAGCTATTCTTTGAATAAAAATAGAATTCTTTAATTTACCTTTTTCTATTCTAGTAACAACTGGAGCAAAAGTGCCAACTTGTTTTGCAACATGGGCTTGTGTTAAACCTAAAAGTTTTCTTTTTATTCTAAGTTGGTCTGGCAACTCGTAGCCTCTTTTGTTCTTTTCAAACTCAACAGCAAGTTCTTGATTAATCACTTCTGGTTGATTTTTCCTTTTATTACACAAAAAGGACAAATATTGTTTAGTTACTCCTAATTTAGACCCAATTCTAGCGTATGATAGGTTGTCAAACAGCCGTAACTTAGTAATTTCTCTAATATCTTGTTTAATCATAGTATTAACCTACCTAAATTGTATATATTTGTAAAGCGTCTATTGACAATTTTATATTTGTGTATATATTTATAGTATGGAGGTCGATAATATGAGAAAAAAATATTATTTCGGT